TCGACAACCAAAATTTTCCCCTTTAGCATGCTAAAGCGTTAAAGCAATACAGTGTTAATACAATATCAAGTCACAATGCTACTACACTAATACAATACTATAACATATGATAGTACGCTAACACAAAACTACGTTACATATCTAGTAATGTATCAAGTCTGCAATAGTTGTAATGACAATGTATATCTAGGCACACGTCTGCACGTTTAGGCGCTCGCAACTGCTCCGCTACGCTTGAGCAGTTGCTCACACGCTCACTCCGCTTGCGCTCCGTTCGCGTCAGCACGCGCTACGCTTGTGCTGACGATCGCTCGCGCCTGCTTCGCATGCGCTCGCTCGCCGTCTATGTCCACGCTTGTTAACTTTTTAACACAAGCCTTCTGAAACGCGTTATAATACACGATGCTTAGGGCAATGAAATTATATAACAGACACGATATAATGCAATATACGCGCGTTTAACGGCATTTGTAGGGCGCTTACATTATAGGCTTGTTGGCGCACAAGCAATGCGCAACGTGCAATATTTGTTCACAATTTTGTTAATAAATTGTTCATACAACGTTCACAGTTTGTTAACACACTTGCAGAAAAGATATGCTATAATATAGACAGAAAAAAGGAAAGGAAGTAAAAACAAATGAAAACCATTAAAGACTACAACGGAAACGAAATCAACTTTGAAGCAGCCGTGATGCTCATGGATGACGAAATCAGAGAAGAATTACATGCACAGGGCATTGAAGATGAGCAAGCCTTTTATGACGCGTATTGCGATAAGCATTACGACAAGTACAACGATTATTTTGATGTTTAAGGAGGTATATCACATGAACAACAAGAAAGCTGAAAGATTATATCACGAGTTAAGAGCGGGTTCTTGGTTTAAGGCTACTCGCAAATATGTGTATTATATTGTAACGCACCAATTAGATTTTGGTACAGAGTATCAGTTGAGGCGTTACAATCGCGCAGTAAATAGACTCGAGCATGAAATTTTATATCAGGTTATAGAATGCTATTAACAGTCGAAACGCTCTAACGAGCGTCTGCAACGGTTGGCGGCATTGCACTGATGAGGTAGGCCTGAAAGGAAAGGTAAACAAATGAAAACTACGATAGATGATAAACTCTATCATACGCGCAAGATTGTCATTAAGTGGCACAACGACGACATGGAGGAAAACACACTGTACTACCCGATTGATAGGGTAAACGGGAATTGGATAGCGACAAAGAACGGCAAGTCAATTACTGTATTAGATCACGAAGATTCAAGGAAAGCGATACTAAGGAATTACGAATTATACACGAGGGGGTACATGTTCGCCGTAGAACGCTTGCACGAAGAGCGCTGTAGAGTTTTGACGTGTATCGCTGACATAGAGGACGGATACGGAGAGGAGCTAACCGAAGAAGACATAAAATATATTGCGCAGGCAATACTTGCTTAGGAGGGTAAACGTCTATGACAAACTGGACAGAAGTGTTTAAAGCAAACTTAGTCAGGCCTGTGTGGACGAGAGAAAACCCAAGCATGACTGAAATACCGTTTATAGTACAAGCAATAGACAGTTGTATAGGTGACAACTGGCGAAAGGAGGTAGACATTAATGGCACTACAAACGAAAGAATATTTGACCCGAGCAACCATAAATGACCCAGACAAAGGCAAATACGTTATAGAGCTATACGTAGACGCTAAGACAGTGGCAGAAGCTAAACGTAAAGCGCACAAAGCCGCACGTGATATGGGCGCATGTTACATCACAAAAATAGAATGCGAAAGGAGATGAAAGGAGATTTTACAAATGATTTTAGTACTTTTAGCAAGCTTTGTAAGCGCAACATTGCTTATAGCGTTTGCGGCACTGCTTGAATGGTTAGATAAAACATATTTAGATTATAAACTCATCAAACGTTTAGAAAGGTGGTTTAAATGAAATACAATGAATTAAAAGCAATGAAACATTACACGAACGAGATTTGGAATATACTCACAGCATCGGTCAACTGTGACACAAGCTGTAGGGACTGCGACTATTACAACATATGCGGACTGAATGAAATGCTTAGGAAAAGCATACAGCACGAATTAGATAGACATACAAAGGAGGTATGACAATGATATATATTAGCACACACGACTACACGATAGAGCAGTTAAAAGATCTTGAAAAAGGTCTGTACTACGCGTCAAGGCTTATTGACGAAAGCCCGGAATGTGAGGAGCATGAGCTCTGCACACGCAACTGTAGAGCCTATGGAATTTGTACAGACCTTACTAATGCAATGTTACGATTAAACGAAGATATATTGGAGCGTGAACAGTGTGAATTACATGGAAATCAGAAAGAAAGTGAATGAGACTAAACCGCGCGGTGCATATCGTAGCGCCGTAAAGCTTTACGCAATAGATATCTTAAAGCGTTTAGGAGACGCTGAAGCACCTGAAACGCTTGCTGAACTGCACTGCGACTTGCTTGACGGTTGTCTTAACTGGATTGAGTATAGTTACTGTGGGCGCGCTTTAAGTGATAGTTACACAATAGCATCGCGCACATGTAGTCCTACCACGCTAAAGCGGCTACAAATGGGCGCTAAACAGCCTGTCGGTTTTGGTACATGGCTTGATTATCAAGCAAGCGCTCTAAAACAAGCTGAAAAGCTGATTATACAAAAATATTGTGAAGCGAAGAACGAACGTAAATAAACAAGAGCTCGACTACCATTACGGTGCTCGAGCTCTTGTTATTATATTTTACTTATACCGACCATTCGCCAGACTCATGTCCCCAGCTGGGAGGGTTTGCCTGCTGTGAGGCAAGAGCCGAGAACAACATGGAGTTATCCGACACATAACCGACCGAACCGTTGTTTTTAAAAAACAGCTGTGCGCTTCCAAAGCCGCTGTTGTCCCCTGGTCCCGGTGCCCAAAGTAAGCCCGTAATGAGCTTATCGTTAGTAGGAGCGCCGTTATTATCATCTCCTGAAGCGGAAACATACGATGTACGAGGCATCAACTCAAACTTAAACGTGTTTTGCGTTGTAGCTCCTAGCAGTGTCGCCACGTCTCGTTTAAAATTGTTAGGGGTTACAAGTCTTTCGCGCCAGTTACCTGATACAGTTAGAGATGTATCTTGACCGTACACACGCATAACGCCATAGCAAATAACCGAGCTGTCAGCGGAAGACGGGAACGAAAGCATGTCCAAAATAGCCTTTTTATAATATTTTGTACCCGTAAGCGTGAAAGACTTATAATCAAACTTAGGATATGTCTTAATCATGTTTTCGAGCGTGGTTACACGGGCAGTAAGCGAATTGATACTGGAATTGATGGTTGTAATCTGCCCCTCAACATCCTCTTTCCACTCGTTGTACTGGTTGGTAAATTCATTTTTCCACGTGTTAAAATCGCTGTTTGTGTTCGTTACGTACGTATTAAACATATTGTCAATACGCGTGTTCGCGTTTGTTACAAATTCTTCAAACTTTTTGTTTAAATTATTTGTGGTGTTTGTTTCGTATTCACTAAACCACTGCTGTAACGTGTTGTTTGTATCGTTTTTATACTGCTCGAACTTCTGCCAAAGCTCCTGTGTCAGATCGTCAAAGTGCTGTTCCATGTGGTCTTCAAACCGCTTGATTTCGTTGTTGACCCACTCTTGCAATTCCTGATAAGCTTTGTGCAGTTCGTCTACATTCGCTTGTACTTTTTCAAGTTCTTCCAGCATTTTATTCAAAAATGCCGCAAGCTTACACAGCACCTCATAGTAGCTTAAACTCTGATCATAAACGGCAGGGAGAACTTTCTGACACCAGAACCGCAAGTACGGAATACCGTCATACTTTTGTAAAATGGGGTTAAAGTTAGCAGGTGTAAAATTGTTATCGTTCGGCATACTATACCACCTTTCTTTTATTCCCACAAACCGAAGAATAAATCTTCCAGTTCGTGCAATACCATGTTATCAACGCTTTCGTAGTTTTTATACATTTTTGTCATTTCTGTGTAGTACGCTTCACCGCTGTTACGGCCCGTGTAGTCATATTCGGTGTTGCGTTTACCGTCCTGCGTGCTTTCGGCTGTCCCGTTTAAACTAGAGCTATTTGTAGTCTTTGTGGCGCTTGTTAGATATTTGTCGGTATCAAGACCTGTAACACCACCTTGTGGAGTTTCGTTATATTTATTCCATCCTTCGGAGGTGCTTTCGCCGTGGCTCGTGCCGTTGTCTTCCGTGTGCGACGTGTCGACGCCAATGGCCTTATGGTTGATGTTGTCAAACGGGTTGGCCAGTTGTTCTTGCTTATACAATAAATTGTACTTCGGCATAATCGCAACAAGACGTTCGCGCAAATGGAGTTTCCACAGTGCATAAGTTTCATATGCTATTTCGCGTGTGTAGTAGTGCAACAATATCAACTTGCACAGGTGTTCACGATAACTTTCATCAAAAATGGGGAATGTAAAATCGAAAATGTTTTCGTACCCTGCTTGCAATGCTTTGTCAACGTCTGTATATCCGCTGTGTTCATACTCGCCCTGCCAGTTAAGTTCTGGAACGAAACTTTCGCAAATCCAACGAACTTCAGTTGTAAATTTACTCATCGTTCACACCTGCGCTTTCGTTGTTCATTGTATCTAACATATTGTCTGTGTCGTCTATAAACAAACGAGGGTCAAAGTCTTCTTTGTATTCGCACCATACGTTAAGCCCAAACATATTATTGATTTTTTCACAAGCTTTCTGTCGTTCGTTCAGGCGGTTATACCTTGCGGCGATAGTGCCACCCATGTTTCGGGTAACCTCGTCAGTGACCAGACGTTCTTTTTTCTGGTAGCTCACATTTGAGATACCAAGATAGGTTAGCGCTTCGTTAAAAATCTGCGTTTTGAGTTCGTACAAGTCTGCCGCAACGTATGGCGCGTCAGTTTTCAACACGGTAAAATCGTTAATGCTAAGGTTTTTGTCACCAAAGATAAACGGCTGATTTCCGTCGTATTTCATGTACAAATTCTTCATAGTTAGCCGTTTGCTTTCGTCGGCTAAAATCAGAATAGGCGTTTTTTGTGCGTTGACATTGATATTGATAATGTTATCAATCTTGCCTAATCTGTTAGCAAACTCAAGTAACTGCATGACAGACGGTGTGCGCAGGTAGTTGTTGTAGATCATTACACCTGTATCCTGCGTTAGCTGACACTGATAATTATTATACATGCTACGCGCTGTAAACTGCAATGGTTGTCCATACACGTCATAACCGCTTGTGCTCACGTTGACAGGTAACGTCATGTACATGTCTAATGCATCGTCTTTAAAAAACACAGCTCTTCCGTTACCCATTAATGCAAGTTCCAACGTTCGCACGTCACAAGTTTCAGGAAGGCCCGTCCAGTCAAACATAGACGCGCTAAGCTCAACAAGCCTTGCAAGGTACAAGTCATTGTCAAGTCGGTTATTAAACGCTGTGCTCCAAAACATGCGATCTTGTGTACCGCCGTAATGTTTTGCTCTTAAACTACTTGCCAAGTTTTTTTCACCTACTTTCGTTATGTCGGAGAGTTATCAAGTGTGTAATTGCCTACCTCATCGCCGTTTTTCCAGAACGTTACGCCATTATCAAAAACAGCTTTGATAACGTTCGCGGCTTCTTGTGGAAGAAAGCCTTGAATTTCGCATCCAATGGTTTTAACATAATTCCAATGAGGTCTTGAATGCGTGTTAGGAATTTTAACAGTTGTAGTGTTGTAACCATACATATCAAAGAATTTATCCACTATTTCTGCATATTCAGGTTTAACGCACATATCATATTTTGTGAAGTCGAACCTATCCATTCCGTATGTAACACTGCCAGCTCCTGCCAATCCTGACACGTTAGGAGGTATGTTAGATATGTCTTTCAAATGGGCTAAACGCGTGTACATTTGTGTTAGTAAATTTGCACCACCTGATATAGACGTTCCCAAGGCACTAAGAGGTCCACCAAGGGCCTGTTGTCTTAAACCTGTTTTTGTAACTTGACTAACTTCTTTCGGATAAGAACCTCTGTTCGCCGCGTCGTATTTAGCCGCCTGCAACATATCGGCGGCATTATTGACCGTCGTTGCACCACCAAGAAACGATGACGCAACATTCGCCAAATATCCGAATAGTTCCGACCCGCTTTGCACCATAAGTTGATTACGATTCATGGCCATATATGCCTTGTAAGTATCGCCTAACCACGGTATAGTAGGGTATCCCGACAATGCGATTGCGTGGTCATAAAATACTTGTGCACCTCTATAATACATAGGATACAATACACACTCGGGTGTGCCAACACCCGAACCCGCCACCATAAAGTAAAACTGTCCGTTATCGTCAAGTTTAAAGTCCTCATAACGGTATTCGTTCACCGTTCCTTGATTGTTACTAATCCATATTTGATTATAGGGGTAACCAAACAGTTTTTTATTTCGTGGTTTATATCCGTTTGGCAGGCAGTCTTTGTATTTTTCTTGTCCGTCAATTATCTTACTTGCAACACCGTAACAGTCACATTGCAGTTGTTTTTGTGGTACAGTTGATGGCATTTGGTTAATGTATTTATCATAGTCTTGCGACGTACCCAACGCCATTAACGCGTTACCTGCTGTCACGGATAATACAGCGTCCTGTTTACCTCTATCAACAAAATCTTTGATAAGATTGTTGACAACTGTTGCGTTGCCAATGTAACCATAAACCGGACAAAATTGTCCATACATAATGAAAGGCTTTGTATCTAGGTCACCCGCATATGCTTCACTCGTAAATACGCAAGCAAAGTCTTTTAATAAATCCTCTGAAAGCAAGAAACTTCTAACCCTGCCACATACTAGTTCACCATAACCAATATTTTCTGGTTTTGTATTTTTAAAAATTTCATCTGTGGCAGAATGCTCGCGTTCTACCATGCATTGTTTCAGCGTATATTCAAACATCCATGTCTGCATCATATCGAGTGTATAGTAAATGTCTGTAACAGAGTCATTAACATATTCAACACCGTTGACAAAAGCAAAGAACCATTTTTCCCCATAAGACGTGTTGCGAAACATAAGATAATTGCACGCATATACGTCTGTTGCAGGTACTTCGAGTGTAATTACATTACGTCTTTCGCGCTGGTATGAAACACTATGAAACTCTTTAAAACCCTTACTTCTAAAATAACTGTTCTGGTCGGCAACGCTATTAAAATATAACGTGTGTTTATAATCGCTGTCGATAGGTACACCTCGGCAGAGTATAACATCTGAATTAGGTGGAATATACGGCATTTGGTTCACCTCTTAATTATAAGCATTTGCCCCTTGCACATACAAGGGGCTTAGCTTATATCAAATTTATTAGTTGATCGTAATTTTGCAACCACCGCTCTTTGTGGTGTCGAACTTAGACGTTGCCATAATGTTCGCCGTACCGCTTGCGGTCGGGTCAACCTTAACAACGCCGGACGCAGACACGGTAACAAGCGGGTTGTCGGAAGTCCACGTTACGGCCTGCGGCGCAAAGTTGGTTGTTGCCACATCTGCCGTCAACGTCAGTGTCTGGCCTGCGGCTACGGTCGCAGTGGCCGGGGAGACCGTAACACCTGTCACGGTCGGTGTGTTCGGGATAAACGCAATAGCGTTCGCGAACGGGGATACACTAAACAGTTTCCATACGTGAAGGTAGTGGTTCCAGTACAGACCCTGCACGTTCTCAAGGTCACGGAACTGCTGAAGTTTATCGTAAATCACGAAATAGTCACGGTCAACAAGGACGGCGGGAATTTCGTTGAGTGCATCCAGTTCCTCTGCGCTGTACTCGTAATAGTTTGCGTCGCCCTTAAAGAGTTCTGCAAGACGCTTGACGTTAAGTTTGCCAAAACCGTCTACCAGTACGATATGACCGAGCAGTTCAGCTTCGCTCATGTTAAACGCACGGGCAAGGTTCTTGACACTCTGCGTAGCATCGAACGCAGTATTGATAATAATATACTGGTCATCGCGCAACGTATGTGTAGTAACACCTGCAAGGTTATACTCGTCAGACATAAACAGCAGGTCGTTAGACGCTTTACGCATTGCCACAGTTGCGTCATCGATGTTAGAGGTGTTGATAGTCTGCACACTGATCTGGCCTTTAGAGAGGTTACGAGCCAACATGTATTTCATGACGAGGAACTCGTCATTCTCCATCGCGGTGTAAAGCTGTTCCGTAATCTTTGCGATAAGGTTATACACACCGTCTTCGGAAAGGAATGCAAGGCGCAAGTCCTGCTCTTCGGTCGTGGTCTTGTAAAACTTCTGGAAGTTCATCACGTGGAACGCAGACTGAACGTCCGGGATTTCACGCTTGAACAGTTCATTCTCCGCGACTGCCGGGTCGTACTGAAACGGTCTTGCCATTGCAACGAACACTTCTTCAACCGTTTCTCCAAAATCGAGGAAACCTTTCTTAAACATCGCCCAAGGGTTCGAGTAGGACTTCGACGTGATAATGACTTTACCAATACGGTTTACGAGAGCAGACAGAAACTCATTCTGCAAGGCGGGCATGTCCATGATGATTGCACCGATTTCTCTGATGCTGTCTGCGTCTGCGGTTACGACCGGTACGTAGTTCTGGTAGTTCACGCTCGCACTGTTGCGAATTGCATTCAGCACGTCGGCGGAACTGTTAGTAAGGGTTTTAACCTTCGGTTTAGTTGCCATATTTCTTTCAATCCTTTCTTAATTAAACAAATCATTAAACGTAATACGCTCCGCGCGTTCACGTTCATTTACGGGTTCAAGGTCTTTTGACCCTTCGGGTTTGCCCTCGAAGAAACGGCTTGTATATTTTCTACGCCATTCTTCTTCGGTGTTAGCCTTTGCTTCTTCGGCGGCCTTCAACCGACTGCTAAAGTCGTTAAACGTGTCCGACACGTCCTCCGCAATTTCAACCATACGGTCTGGGGTAAAATCGCCGGAAGCAAACATTTCTTTAAACTGTTCAATACTTTTTACTGCCATTATGTCAACTTCTTTCTATATCCTAAACACATCATCCATACAGGCATTTTTGTTTTACTCGTCGGAGTTGGTGTAGGCGGTGTCGGTTTGTTGGGGTCATACTGCACAAGATAGTCATACCAATATCGAGCGGCGGCTTGTCGGTCGGAACGTGTTGCTTCCGGGTCTGCCGGGCGTTCGTATGTGTCCAAAAAGACGCTTGCCAGATATTCGGGGGACGCTGTGGAACTTTTAAACTCTGCGTAGCTCATGTTGTACGGGCTTACAGGATACCACAAATTTGTGGCGTTACTCAAAAAGTAACATTGCGCCGTACCATCGTTGGGACTGCCCACTACGTCACTAAAGTGCGGGGCGTACCCGGGGGACGATTTTGCAATATCTGCGTCAATATACTTTTGAGGTGGAGTAAACTGTACCAAACCATAACCGATATCGTCCTTTCGATAATCCGTTGACGGTAGGGGATCATCCCACCCCCACCGCCACGGGTTATAACCGCTTTCCCATTCCATGTTTCCAAGGACTGCGGAAACCGCGTTTAATGTCCACCCAAGCGTCTGCACTAAAGCCTTGTAAATCATAATCGCGTTTTCAGTCGCTTCTGTGCTCTCACGGGAGTAGCCGTAAAGGTTTTTTGCGTGCCAAGACGCGTCGGGTAAAGGTGGTTTTGGTTGTGGTGTATTCGCGTCCCATTCTACGTTGTACGTTCCTACACCGTTCGGTATACGCAAGATTGTTGACGGGTCTTTGCGATAAGCGGTAGTTTGGCCACCGTCCCAGTATTCCCAATGGGTGTGCGTGCCTGTTACATTGCCCGACTGTCCTTGCGTTCCGATAAATTGGCCTTGCTTGATCGTGTCGCCTTCAGACCAAATTTGACTTTCAAAGTGGGCTGCCAACCAATACTTCCCAGTTTCAAATTCGACAAGTATCATGTTGCCCCACGACTGATTTCCCGTGGTTGTTACGCCGTCCCACACCTGCGCCCAAACAACCGTGCCCGCTTTAGGAGCATATGCTTTATAGTTGTTGTGGACGGTATCAATACCGCCGTGTTCGCCGCCACCGGAATAATAGGGGTAACCGGCACTTTCATATATGGTGCTTTGGTCTGTGATACACTGTTTGTATGTTGCCATATTAAATCAAGCTTTCAATCTCATTCGCTAATACTTCGATTTGCTCAAGTTTCGTTTTAATCAAATCTTTGTTATCGGACTGTTTTTTATAACCGTTAAGCCCTGCTTCTTTAATCTGCGCGGGATAATTGTAATAGCTGTAGTCACCGTCCACGTCACCAATAACGCCGTTGACGCGTAATTTGTTAGTGTACTGCCAAATACCTGCGTTTTCGTACTGACACGTATCGTTCCATTGCGCACACCATACGGCGTACTTGCTTAACTTTGTCATGTCAACACGATTATTGAGGTAATACAAGGAGCAATACAAGCCCACCCAATAACCAGCAGATTCAACGGCGTTCAAAAACTTGTCAATGACCTTTGTGTACGCGTCCTTGCCAAGCTGACCCGCGATCTTGTCTTCTTCTGCGTCGATATAAACAGGGTAATCGAACTGTTTGCCTTTGAGCTTAGTTAAAAAGCTGTCTGCTTCGTCCTTCGCCATGCTTTCGTCCTTTGCGTAGCTATACCAATAAGCACCCACGCCAAGCCCTGCGGCTTTGGCTTTTGTGTAGTACTCATCAAATCGCGTGTCGTACTGGTCAGGGTACTTGTTTGCACTGCCGTAACCTGCGCGAAGTAGTACAAAATCGATACCAGCGGCTTTGAGTTTATTAAAGTCTACGTTGCCCTGATGCTCGGAAAGGTCAAGGCCTTTTGCAATGATTGAACTCATAACAACATCCTTCCAAAAATAGTAACCTGTAAATTCTCGAGCAAAATATAATCAAAGTTGTTAAATGCAATACTTTTATAGCTGAACGTGGCACTATTGAGTTTACGTTCATCTTTAATTACACCCGTGTTGGTGACATAAACAGTAATTCGACCTGACAATAAATCAATAGTTACACTTTCATCCCCTTTTACCTCAAACGTGTATGTTTTGTCTTCAATGCCGTTATTAAGCACAACGTCAAAATTTTTTGTTTCGTCAGAAAGGTTAACAAAGCTGGGGGATACCGTGTAAAATAACGCACCGTCTTCTACACTGATTGTGTGATTGCCACTTTTAGGGAGACTAACCATGTTATAATAGTTAGATTTAGTAACAACACGCGACGGTACATCGTCTGGCGTGTATGCAATTTTAGTGCTATCTATACCATCACCCCCCTTATTCACTATCAATTAATGTAACGAAACCATTGAGTTCGCTTGTTGTTACCTCATTGTTATCAATAAACAAGTGTAACAACTGTGTTCCGCTAAACGCAAAAGGCGCTACGCCAGAAGCTAAAAGCTTCTGATTAGAAATGCGTCTGTCGTCAGTATACACAAGACTATATACGCAAAATGTGTTAGACACTCTATCATATGTCAGCGCAATATCTGTAACGTCTGTTAAGGATACATTGCCGAATATGGTTTGCGCCACGTCCCCATTTGAGAGAGAAAGTGTCAATTCAGACGCGTTACTAACAGTTTTGCACACGTTCCAACCTAAAATGTTATTGGAGATGTTTGTTCCAGGTACATAGAAATAATTCGGGACATCCTTAGTAGTATAACGCTTAACGGTGTAATTCTTTACGCGTTTACTCAATTCATTAAGGCTCTGACACATGGTGTAGTCATACCAGCTTTCAGATAACGTTACGTCGTCTACAATTTCAAAGACGATATCCCTAAACGCATCGTTCAGTTCACTATTAGTTGTAACAACGTGTGCTGTATCCGGTTCTGCATCTTTTGGAGCTACTAACGCATACTCGTTATTGTTCGTCGCAATAGGTAACACGGTAATGCCCTTGTTCGTCATTAACTTAAACGGGGGTTCATTAATGTGCGGCCACCTGATGTTTGTATTTTCTGTAAAAATCTTGGTACACGGTATGTAGTTAAATGAACCTGTAATAACGTTCCGACAAATCGGTACTTTAATAACACCATCATACGTATAACGCCCCGTTGTTGCATCATATTTTAACGGTACAATACTTTCCGCAACGTAAACGGTAGTAATCTCTACTTTGCCTGGCATTATTCATCCACCCCCATTTTATCACACAGTTTCTGCATGATAAGCGTGTTGTTGTTTAAGGCATCCGTCAACTTCTGCACTTCACTTTTGTGTGTTTCTTCCAGCTTGTTAATGTACCAAAAGCAGATTAAACACACCGCAATAGGAAAGCCAAGCGACGAAATCACCTGTACAATAGCAGTTAAATCCACAAAGCTTCTATCCTTTCTGTAATTTTATCCACCTTTTATACATATAGTATAGCACCTCTGACTTGACTTGTCAAGTATTTTATGGTATAATATGGCTGGAAATAATAAATGGAGTTGAAATATAATGTCAAAATCGAAATATTACGACGGCACAAAATTATTATCATTATTAGACATCAATGGAAAAAAACCTGAAGTTTTTATCTGTACGTCTAATCGTAGTGCGGGTAAAACTACTTATTTTAATAGGCTCGTTGTAAATAGATTCAAGAAAAAAGGTGAAAAGTTTGCCTTGTTGTATAGATTCAATTATGAGTTAGATAACTGTGAAGATAAGTTCTTTAAGGATATAAAAGATTTATTCTTCAAAGATGATGAAATGAATGCGGTTAAACGCATGAAGGGTATCTATCAAGAACTTTATCTGAATGAGGAACCGTGCGGGTATGCAATTTCTATCAATTCAGCCGACCAATTAAAGCGCAATTCGCACCTGTTTAGTGATATATCAAATATTGTGTTTGATGAATTTCAATCGGAGCAAAAACATTATTGTGATAATGAAGTTACGAAATTTATCTCTATACACAACTCTATAGCGCGTGGCCATGGTGAACAGAGCAGATACGTGCCCGTGTACATGATTTCTAACCCTGTCACCATTCTTAATCCGTATTATGTCGCAATGGGTATTTCAGGCAGATTACAAAAGGACACGCATTTTCTACGTGGTGATGGTTTTGTGCTGGAGCAGGGATATAACGAAAACGCCGCAAACGCACTTAAACAGTCAACATTTAACAGGGTCTTCGGCGAAAGCGATTACATGGCATATAGTGCAGAAGGTGTTTATCTCATGGATGATTATGCCTTTATTGAGACACTTAATGGTAAAAATCGATATATTGCTACACTTAGATATGGTGGTGTTGATTATGCCGTCCGTGAATACCCGGAGTATGGCGTAGTGTACTGTGACAAAAACGTTGATAGTCAGTTTCCACTAAAATTAACCGTTGACACAGAAGATCATAGAATCAACTATGTTATGGTTAATAACAATTTCTTGCTAATCCAACGTTTACGTTGGTACTTTGAGCGCGGTTGTATGAGATTCAAAGACTTACAGTCGAAAGATGCCATATTGCACGCGCTATCATTCTAATGTTGTATTCTGCACTTGTCTGGTGCATTGAACGGTCTGTGATGACACGGGTGAAAGATACCGCCAGAACGTTTGTGAAATTGTCGTTTCCTTTGTGCCAACTGGTGTTATAGAATAACTTGAGGACTATACGAATTGTATAGTCCTCATCTTTTTAGTGCATCTCAAAATTTGTTTCAGCCAAAATCACGCCGCCCGGTATACGCCGTTGTCCAAGCTTGCCCGGAATGATCAGTCCGGGAACAAAATCATTTAGGGTACGGGGCTCTTTTAGAAATTCAAGTTGCGGTTCTGTGTACTTATCGGGGTTTGATGCAATATCATAATCTTGCTCCACACTATGTATAAACAAATTCTTAACGGTCTGATTTGCACCTGCGCATTTTACGTCATAGTAGGGATCGACGAATTCTCCGTCTTCTGCTATAACATGCTCGATATACGTCTTTTGCCGCGTAAAAAATCCAACGTCCCAAGAACTTTCGTTTTTCCAGCAACAATAATTACGCGGGTGTAGTTCAACGCCTTTTACTTTGTCAAGCGGTATATCCATGTGCATGCTGTCAGTGTCTGCATAAATAAAGCCGGGTTCGTCTGTTCCATAGTAGTTTTGTTGTGCGGCGGTTATCGTAAACCTGCGTGCATAGCTTGTAATTGCCGCGCCACAAGCGATATAACCCGGCTGTTTTTCGTTCGCCTGTACGTTATAAAAACCTACAACCCCGTTATCTTTCAAAAAAGCAACTTTGTAACTGCTGTTTGTACTTGCCGCTTGTTTGCCATAAAGATTATTACTATAAAGCTTTGCTACGGTTCTAATGCCCTTGTTTGGCGCGTTAATTTTCATTTCACGGTATTTATTAAGGTAGTTGTCGTATATGCCTTTTTTACATTCAAAATAACAGCCATCCAAGATTTCGAGGTCAACCAATCTATAATGATTTTGTATGAGCTCAAAATCGGTCATGGTTAGTGTTAAAGTGACCTTTGTGTCGTGCTTAATCCCTGCTGTGTCAATGTATTCACTTACGTATCGACCTGTATTCTTGTCGTATATGTCACTGGTGGTTAAGCTTTCATTTGGGCGATAACTAAAATTATTCTTTAGCTGTATAAAAGGCAAAAAGCCCGGTTTTAAATAAAAACGGCACTTAATTCTGATAAAATAATATACTTTTCCTGCATCGTCTGCGTCTTTTGACCATTCTTTAATACGTTTATACTCACACCCCTTAAAAAATGTTGGTCTGCCAATAGGGTAATAATTGCCACTTTCAGAGTGCATCATAGACGGATAGAGAGAATTAACATCAAGCGTGATACCATTCCTATGTATCTTTGTTTCCTTGCCTTTTACTACATAGCACCACCCACCGCGGTATGCCCTGCGTATGTATTCATCCGCGTTAGACGCGTCATAAATTTCAGGGTCAAGGGGGTAATTGTACAGGTTCGGAAAATATTCGTCATATACGAGTTTACCATAGCCGGATCGAAATTCCGCTAAACAACACGCGCCTATTGTAAGCTTTTTATGTCCGTCCTTAAACATAAATTCAATAGCTTCCTTAACAACGAGCACGTCGTTTTTATGTAGTATTCTTCCTCCTGAGTCATAACGTAACCCGCATGACGTTCACCAACATATTCGATGGTGCTTTTGCGGTGCTTCGTGTTAAAACTTTCGCCCATTGCCTTTACAGATAGTGGTATAAGCTTGTAGCTATCTCTAAATTCGATAAAGCCGCGCTCCGTTTTAACGCATAACGTGTACCACTGCCCCATGTCGCTAATGCTGTATGTAAACGACTTAAACGGCATTTCTTTCGCGTCCTTGAACATGCCATGTAGTTCGTCGCCATCAGGATAAAACAAGGCTTGTGTATAGTCTGGACGTTTCATAAGGTAATCCAACAAATATGAAAAGTCAAAAGCACCATTGTGAAAGTATATGTAACTCTTTCCATACAAGGATTCACACCATTTAAAGTATTTGTCTATGCTATTAAATAACAATACGTCTTCGGTATATAGGGCGACACTTGCGGCCGCCCATACCTCTGTTTCTTTTTGATTAGGATATACGCTTGTTTCAAAATCACAAACAAAATACTTTAGTTTCATGTTATCCCTCATATAATTCGGAAAGTTCCATCATCTCTTGCACACTGCTTTGGCGTACGCTGTAAAAGCCGTTTAACCATCTTTGCGCCGCGCTTACACGCTTTGCTTCTTCGTACTGCACCTCGCTGTCTGGGCCGCTAATGGCCTGTAGCATCAACGCAAAAACAACGTCGCCTTTAGTCGTTCCGTATAAGGTTTGCAAATTGTGGCGCTCCTCTTTGAGTGCATCTACAATATAATTAAAGCCGTTCGCTTCGCTTGTGCTTGTTACCCACTGTCTATTAGTGTCCATAAAGTTAGAAAAAGCTAAATCAGCGGTGTTAATGGTCACTTCGTGGTTCATCCCTGCTATTTTTGAAATGACTACATTTAAATGTACGCCGGTAGCCGTTGTTTCTTGATAACGTGTAAAGCCTGTGCTTTTAAGTTCACCACGAGCGACACGCGGAATAGAAGTGTACATAATCATTTCGCCCTGTTCACTTATTGCGTAAAATTGGTCGTTAATGCTTTTAGCCTGTTCGCGTATATCTGCAAGCATTTTCTTGGTTACCCTCTGCGGTCTACCTTTTGGTATAATTTCTTCAAAACTTACTAATGATTCATAGCCCTCTTTTAGACGGCGGTTATATGTTGCTTTTGCGTTCTTTCTAAGCTTGTTCCATTCAGCTTGATTTGGTGTTAATTTTTTAGGTGATTTCTTAGCCATTTTTGCCCTCTTTTCTATTGACTTTTATTAGCCAATATGTTATAATAAAGTGTAAAGATAAAAAGAACCACCGACGAATTTTTTTTTTCGTCGGTGGTTCGGGAGGAGGTTTACCATGTTTCCATGGCAGTTAGGGAAAGGAGTAAATCCACTTGTACTTTAATCTATGGTCTGAATGAGTTCAGCGTTTTCGATAAAGTCTTTAACGCTCATTTCGTAGCGGTTTACTTCAATGCTGTCGATTTCAACGTTTGTAACAACTCGGTTAAGTTCTTTACTGTCATGCTCTCTGTGCAGTCTTTTCGTCAGAGCAAAGAGCGTTGGAGCGCCTTCTACCATGTCAATAAAGCTGTAATATGTGCCGTTTTCATTAACCGTGTACTTATACGTGGTTGTCTGAATAGTCTTACGAATAACTTTCATGTAGCACCTTAAGCTTTCTGTACAGGACGGCAACCAAGGAAGTTACGGCCTTTGTAGTTCTGCGACGGTTTGGCGAAGCATTCAAGCTCCATACCGTCGGTTTCGTCGAACGTGTTTACGATATCGAGGAACGACTGGATGAAAGATTTGGAGCCCGTGTGATACAGAACGCCGTCAGCAATGATAACGAGCTTGTCGTATTCAGCATCCTGCCCGGCCTTCGGCGCATCGTTTACAGTGTGTACGGTTGCCCATGCAGACGGGTAAGAAAGAATCAGCTTGCCAAATTCTTCAATCGCCTTTTCGAGGTTTTCACCGTTGTTGTAATTAACAATGTTGTATTTGTCCATTTTGTTGAGTTCAGTGGAGCTTGTAATAGTGTTAGTAATCATAATAAAATTATCCTTTCATTATACGGTTTGTTGTGCTTAGAGTATATGGAACTGACTATGAAAATTCACACAGAAAGGAGCTTTTCCTTTCTTAAATTATTTTGTTGTAATCGTTGTAACATTTAGTGGCCACTTCGTATTCCTTTTGATTACGGTTATATTATAGCAGGTTGATGCGTAAATGTCAATAGGTTTTTGAAAGTTTTTGAAATTATTTTTGAGTTGTTTCCTTTCATGATTTAGTGTGATAAAGTTAGCAACGTGCGGTCTGAATGCAGAGCGACGCGGGCGGCTTATCTGTGCTGACCTCTTAATCCGTGTTCCGCCCGCGGAGCGGAGCAGAGCGACGCGGGCGGCGGGCAAGCACCCACATAAGCGTAGCGCATGCCGGTGCTTGCGAGCGAACGGAGCGCAAGCGGAGTGAGCGAGTGTGATGAGCACGAAGAGCGAGTGGAAACAATCACGTGATTATGTGAACTAGAAGTGAACTAGTTCACTTTGCTAACGTCATGCTTTAGCGCAGTGAATTGACTGACGGTTAGTCATTTTTCTTGAATTTGAATTGTTGAAAGTTTTCCACAGCTGTTGAAAGTTTTCCACATCGAAACCGTACCCAAC